GACTAGAAAAACCACCCTGAATATAATAATCAACCCCAGCCTCACCTGTCGGTGGAATGGGGCTGACTATACCCTTGGCGTTCTTTTCGTCTTTATCCTCAATTGAGAAACCAAATAGTTTCGCCATTACTAGTTTTTTACTAACTTATATTCTTATTTATCAGGCCACATCTCCACCATTTCCAGCAGCTTCCCACCACTGTACTTGGAGATTAACTGTAAATTCTTCAACAGCATCAGAGTTATCGTATGAAAGATCCAACTGAGATACCTGTGTTGGGAACACACTATAGAATTTATATGTTCTAAGAATAGGCATATTTGATGCAGACTCCTGTGAGTTTGGAGTAACAGCAGATCTACCTAACTGATAGACATAAGCATCTCTAGTATAATCTTCTGGGTTAGTATTACCAGATGTATCTGAAACTTTTGCCATTGAGTTCATCCATCTCTCGAAAGAAGAACGGATAGCAAAATCTGAATCGTTGATTACAGTGATTTGCCATTCATCGAATGTTCTGTCACCTGCAATTTTTAACTGTCTACCTCTAAAAGGTACTACTATTGGAGCAATGTTAGACGCTGGAAGTGCAGCAGACTTAACTAAGAATCTAGCTTTTGAATCTAGATCGTTGACACTAGCATCAACTACTCCGTCTGGGAATGCAAGTACAACCTCAAACAGGTTAGGTCTTGCGATACCACCTGACAACCTTGACTTAAATTTGTCAATTGTCCTATCGGCGGTCTTAGGTGGGTTTTGGTTAGTAATGGCCATTTAATGTTTACCTCTGGGATTTTAATAAAGTTAGATCAAACTCGACCAATAACTTCTTCAAAGCTAACACCTGTGCGTGTAGCAACGAATGTAAGACCGATGAAGTTGATAGATCTTGCTGGCTTGATGTAAATGTCAGCAACAAATTCGTTACTGTCAATGATTGCAGCAGTGTTATTTGTTTCATCACAAACTAGAACGAAGTCTGTGATACCTCTCTTAGACTGTACATCTCTCAAGAAAGGTTCAACGATATTGATGAAGTTAATTCTTGTAATCTCATCGTTGAATTCAAATAGTTGATCTTTTGCAGCAGCAGCGATTGCTTTTTCTAGGAAGATAAACAAACGACGAACATTAATTCTATCGAATGCTGATGCTCTACCAAGACCTGTTTTATCACCAAATAAGATGATACCAGCACCAGGTGAGAAGATGATTGGGTTTACTCTAGAAGAGTAAAGTTTGTCTCTTTCTACTTGAGTTGGATTGTATGCTAACTTAACAGCATTGAGGATAGATCCTCTTTGTGTTCCGCCTGGTGAGAACCAAGGGAAGTTGTTGATATCGTTTCTAGCACAGATACCTGCAATGTCTCCGTTTAGAGGTACATAGCGGAACTGCTTACTGAAGCGATCATACATGTACTTGTAACCACTATCGAATATGGCATAAGAAGATGATGAAATCGCTGAATAGAAACTAATAATTGCAGATGTAATTGTATCTGACTTAAGTGTCAAATCTTCTCCATCTCCAGAGGAAGCTAAGAATGCTTGTCTGTGAGGAGAGATACATGCTACACAGTCTTTTCTAATTTCAGCAACAGCAATTAACTTATTAGCAAGTGCTTGAGTTTCTTCTTTACCATGAGCACCAGATCCCATAATAAGGAAATCTAGTGGGTAAGCATCTTTGTTTGCTAAAAGATCATATCCTTCTGAAAGATCTCCAACTGTTACTTTTAGTGCATCAGTTGAATCGATGGTTGCTTTTCCACCGTAATCTGTACCACCTGAGAGTGATGCTACATAATTTCCAATCGCAGCAAAGGAAATATTTTCAGTATCCTGATCCCATGCTACATCAGATACAGGATTGAAATCTGCATCAAGATCAGTAGTGACAACTCCAGATGGAGCACCACCAGCAAATATATTTGGACTACCTATTTCAATAACCTTTCTATAGTATTGTGCATTACCTACTGAGTAGATTGCATCTTTTGCTTTAGAGGTAGTAGTAAACTTGTCGAGAAGAGTACCTGCATTACCAGTAATCTTACCTGAGTCATCATAGACAACTACATGAACTTCGTCATTCTTAGAGTTTCTCTCTTTTGCATAATTAGAAGTTCCTGGTCTTTCAGCTAAGTTATTCCAGTAAACTTTCTCTCCATCTTTTAATGTGAACCATTGGCTATCGAACCAATCTTTCTCTCCAGTATAATCAAGAGTACCAGGAGCAAATTCTTGTGCAGCAAGATAACGGTTATCACCAACAGTAACACCAGCACCTGTTAAAGCAGATAAGAAATTGGTATTACCAAAACTAGATCCGTATGAAACTGTGCTTGCTTGCCAACCTAACTTACCACTACCGATAGAAGATTGTACATGAACATGAATACCACCGCTTGCATTACCTGTTTCTGTGAATGCATAAACTCCACCAGGTGTGTATTCTACTGAAGTTTCAGTACCAGCAGCACTAACATGAGATACTACTTTAACTGATACTTGACCTGTTCCAACTTCAGTGATTACCCCTTTAAGATATCCATCAAGAACTGATGTTGAACCAGCACCTGCTATCACAGTATTAGCAGGGATTGCTTGTGTTACACCGAGACCAACTGTTAAATCTATTGGAGCTAAACCATCTTCATATCCAGAGACAGCAGCAAGACCACCATTAGCAGTTGATGAGAAACCTAAAACAGAGACAGTAGCAATACCAGTTAGTATTTGATCAGCAAGACCATCTATCATTGCTACCTTAAGACCGTTACCCCATGAACCAGGATTCTTAGCAGCAAACACAACATTAGAAATGTTATTCTCTGCATATCCCTTGGTCACATAATCGTCACCACTTTTGATAATTACGCTTGAAGCAGTACCAACAAAGGCATTCTTCAAACCAGATTCATTTGAACGAACAACCTGTAGCACACCACCATATGCAAGATATGATGAGGCAGTTAACCAGTATTCGTAATGATTGCTGTCCCTATATGGTGAACCGAAGGTATCGAGAAGATCCGCTTCTGTTTCTATAAGGGTTGGTTTTTCTACAGGTCCTTTCGCAAAGGGAGCAACTAAACCACCAGACTTTGTAGATGTAGGATCTACTCTACCATTGGTTAGGTCAATTTCCTTTACAATTATTCCTGGAGATGCTAAATTCAGGGGCATCTTTTTCTCCTCGGTGAATTCTAAATTCCTAAGATTATTTATTGTTTAAGGTGTTTTCATCGGGGAAACACTGGGTGAACATTACCAATCAGGATATATCCAAATATTATTATCTAACTTTTTTCTTTTTAATTTTATTCTTTTCTTTGTACATTCCTTACACTCATATGAGTAAGAAGATGCTACGCTCCCTCTATCTTTATGAGTCTTATAAAATTCTGTTAGTAAATCTTTTACTTTTTTACAGCATCTACATTTTCTCTCTTGGAGAACTAGATGACCTAGATCGAATTCTTCTGTGAAGTCCATTCTTTTAAGATCCAACTGCTAGAGTTTTGTTTGTGTGTACCACCAACCCCAAATGCAAATTGCACTCTAGGATCTTTATCAAATGCATCTATCTCAGGTATATTATCCTGAGTCCTATCTCCACCATTAGCAAATAAAACATCATCAAATAACACTAAAGTTTTTTTGATAAGATCTATAGAACTGTTGTCATCGTCATTAAATGCTACAGCACTATCAACCATTCTTAATTCTCTAATAACTGCCAACCTTTCTTCTATTGGCATAAATGGTTTACCCTTCTTTCTAGTTAACCATTCATCAGAGTTTAATCCTACTATAAGAATGTCTCCTAATTTCTTTGCCTCTTTAAAATGTTCAATGTGTCCACTATGGATAGGATCAAATCCACCACTAACAATAACTATTCTCATTTTTGTTCCTGTAATTTTTCTAAAACTGTTTTTGCTTGCATTGGTGCAATATCATTTAATCCATTAGCATCAAACCAAGGTGCTTCTTCCCAATCAAAACCCTCACCAAATGTATTGTCAGGTGACATGACATACCAATGACATCTAGCGTCAGGTATATCTACAGCACACACTGCCCAATCATCTGCCCACTGAGGCACTTGAACATACATCACTGGTAGATGATTAGCAAACAAAGAAATAATAAAAGAAAATAAAATCATTAGTAATAATCCCACATGTAAGACATATCACCATATGTTGATGACATCTCTTTGTCTACTGTCCACTTAGTTCCTTCATCATCGACAAACTCATCATCAGTTAGTCCATCACTAATAAATCCAAATGGTGCCATATCTTGTTCTATTTGCTCTTTCTGTTCTTCATATATTCTTTTACGAACATCATTGTCCGTCATTTCTCTGAAGTAATCTTGAGCAACTAACCATGCAAAGATAACTAAGCACATTGCTAAGTCATCGTGGCAACCTTCTTCTGCCTCCCATGATTGCTTCTTTTGTATGAAGGTAGTCAACTCTGATATTATATCATAATCTTTAGTTTCTAGTTTATCCTCTTCAATCAATGCTTTTAAATTAGAGCATCCAGTCTTCTTAACTGCCTGTGTCATTCTAACACCCATTTGTGTTTTCTTACCAGAGAATCCAGATCCAACTACTTGACCATTTCTACCTCTCATAGAACACATGAGAACATTCTCATATTCCAAATCATATTGAAGTATAGTTGCAACCTGTTCTCCTATATCATTTACTTCTATCAACGCATATGCATAATTATATGCTTTACACATATCCTCAATTATAGAAGGAAATAGCATAGGTTTTATCTCATTGTTCTTATATCTTGCTACTGTTCTATATGGGAACTGAGTAATATCAAATACCACAAAGGCAGAATAGTCATGATCTATACCTCTAGCAGTATCAACAGTTATGATATAGTTGTGATCTTTTTGTGGTGCTTCATATACAACTAATCCTTTACCATTATCCTGTATAGGATCTTCAAAAACTAATGTTCTTAATTTAGCAACTGCTATAAGTGTATCAACAGATCCTAAGAACTCACACTCAAACTCAACTTTAAACTGTTGCTCTGATGTGTTTGAAATAGTTTGTGCTTTCCAACTAGCATCTCTACCTGGCACTTCTGACCAGTGAACTTCAGTTGGTGTATATTCATTCTTTCCTCGTTGAGCATTATGCCAATACCTATAAAAATGGTTCATTCCGTGAGGAGTAGAAACCATTATGACTTTGGTTGTTTTACCAGAAGTGATAGTAGGATATACTGAGCTGAAGAATGCGTCAGCAATATGATTAGGCACAAAGGCAAACTCATCCAAAAATAGAATGTTGAAAGACATACCCCTAACTGCAGATGCAGAGGTAGATGCTGCAAGTATTTTAGATCCATTTTCTAACTCCAATGATCCTTTGTTCCAAGATATAATACCCTGTTGCATCCATTTAGGTAAATTCTCATATGCAGTTTGTAATCTACCTAATAGTTCTCTTGCAGTTGCTGCCTTGTTTGCCAGAATACCAATGTTTACACTATCATTAAATACTGCATAATGTAGTAGATAAGAAACAGCAGTTGTAGACTTACCAGTCTGCCGAGGCATTTTGCATATATTGAATCTACTCTCATGGAAATTTCTAATTAATTTCTCCTGAAAAGGATACATCTTAAATTTAACAAGACCTTCATCTAGTGATACTATCTTTACATAATTTTTCGCAAAGTAAATTGGATCTCGTTTACACTTGATCCATTCTTCTACTTGTTTTTTTGTAAATTGTATCTCAGTATTTGCCTTTTTTAAATTAGGATTACCTAGATAAATTTCTTCTTTTGCTACTGCCATTAACCTGCGTCTAGCGTACCTAATGCTCTACGAATCTCTCTGAGTTCTTCAAAATCTTTTTTCTTTGTACCACCATCATACCCCCAAGCGTACCCTTCATCAATCATTTGTTCGTTGAGTGATATCTCAGCATCGCCAATATATAACCAACCAAGAAGCCTACCATACTTACCCATGCCACCTTTGAGTTCAGTTCGTATAAGGAGTTCATCATCTCCATCAATAGCACCTTCTAATTTTTCTTTCATCCAGTTAGTAGCATCTAATCCCAATGCTTTTTCTTCCAGATCTCTTGTTCTTTTCTCTGGCGTATCAACTCCTGCAATTCTAACTCTTTCTTTCTTGTATAAGTCAAACCCAAGATCAATGGTGACATCA